AACCGCTGACGCCGGTCTCATCGACCGTCGGCAGGAGCAGGTCCGCGCCGGACTGGGTCGGGTACACGGTGGAGACGCTGAGCATCCCGCCGAACGCGCGACGGGCGGCCTCGATCCCGCTGCCGAACTCGTAGTTGACAAGGTAGCCACCAGCCGTCGTGGTTCCGACCGACTGTGCGCGACCCTCGGCGAGCCGCTGCCGGTTGTAGGCCCGGAGTTCCGGGTCGAGTTCGGCATCAGTGCCACGGAGCCACGCATTGAACGCGCGCTTCTGGGCCTCGGGTGACAGGCTCGCGCCGGTCGCTGCCTTGCGTTCCTCGGCCTCGACGACGGAGCCGCGCAGTGCGCTTTCCTCGGCTGCGAGCCGCTGCGCCTTGGCGAGCGCGTCGATCCGCCGGTCGAGGCTGGTCAAATCCTTGTCCAACGCGTCGAAGCGGGACTCCGCCTGCGCGTCCCAGTTGGCCTGGTCCTCGACAATTGCGCGCATTTCGAGCGCCAGCCTGTTACGGCTGTCGCGTAGTTCGTTCAGGTTAGCCATTTCCAACTCCCAAGGTGTGCGCACGGAGTCGCGCCCGTGCCAGCGCGTGCGTGGTTGACCGCGGATTGGTCAGGGTTGACGGCACCCGGACGGACCGGATCGCCACGGAGGTTTGCGCGTACGCCGGATAGGTCACCGCGGACACGTCAAACAGGTCACAATCGAGCAGTTCGCGGACATAGCCCGTCGAGGCTGACCCGCTCCACCGGTCCTGCACCGCCCGGAACGCGAACGACGCCTGGTTGACGTCCCCGCGCCGGACCAGTTCGGCAACGTCCCGCCCAAGGCTGGTATCGGGGAGGTTGCACGAAAAGTACAGGCCGTTCCCGTCCTCGCGCAGCGTGAGCGTGCCCGAAGCGGTACGGCCGAGCGGTGATTCGGCCTCGTGGTTCCAAAGGCACCGGACGTCCTGCGATGACGCCAGCGCGCGCGTGAATGCGCCGGGACGGATGATCTCCGTGAATTCCATCCCGTAGCCACCGTTGCGGCTGTCGTCCTCTTCCGTCTGGAGCGGCTGCGACGGCACGTTGAACAGTGCGGCATAGCCCTCCAGGCGCAGTCCCGTCGCCGGGTCGTCCGCGCCCCGGAGTTCAACGCGTGCGCCCCGGAGTTCGAGCCGGTCAGGTGACGCACTGCGCGTCCCCGGCTTCCACTCGGGCGGCGTCTTGCCGAAGTCTTCGTAGTGCGATGCAAGGTGATCGTAGACCGCCTTGCGGTCAGCGTCTGGCATGTCAACTCCTCCGCGTCCGCCGAACATGATCGACATGCACTGCGCGACGCCTCGCCACACGCAATCGTACGGACCGGCGACGGTGTGGTGCGCCAACTTGTACGACGCCTCGATGTCGGGTTTGGACTGATCCATCCACGCGCACATGCGCTTGAGATCGTCAACGGTCGCCTTGGCAACCTCGGAGGGACCGTCCCACGATTGGCTCTCGGGCGCAAGCCCGGTCTTGCGGTACGGTATCGCGCGCCTGAGATCCACTGCGACCATCATCACTCCAGCGGGTCGCGCGTGGCGCGCGGTAGGGGTCTGATGCGACTGTACACGGTTCGGCCTCATTCCGCAACCGGCAACGTCACGCCGGTCGCCCGTGCGAGCGCATTCCGCGCCGCCTCGGGTAGGTCAGGATGCGACGCGATCCACGTCGCGAGTGCGAGACGCTCGGCGGCTTCGGTGGCTTCCTTGGCTTCCTTGGCAGCGCGTTCCGCCTCGCCGCGTGCGATGTCCGCATCCCGTTGCACGATCTCCTGCTCCGTCAACGGGCGGACGGTCTCCACGCCGGTTTCGCAGTCGTACTCTTGAGCAATGAGAATCATTTAGTACCCCCACACATCAAATCGCGCTCCCGTCGCAAAGTTTGCCCCGGAAGTCAACTGGAACTTTATCGACGTGATTGCGGTGGTATCTTTCCAGATTTCCATGACCTGACTTTGACTCATATTCAGGGTTGTACCTTGATTGCTTGTGGCGACACCCCAATAGGTTTTCCACTGACTGGATGACGAATAGTTCCAGATCCACAGATTGCCACCATTGTCATAAGAAGCGGCTAGATTGGTTGCGGCGTGAACCGTACCAACGTTCCCGTACCCTTGACTAGATCCCCAAACCCCAAACTTAGTTCCGCTATTCCACGCGTCGCTGTTGAACACCATTCCAAGGTAATCATTGACGCCTGCATATAATGATCTGCATGACCACAGCACCACAAGATGCTTGTACGTTGTTGGAATAGACGAAACGGTCACACTCACCGCCGCACTCCCCAACGTCGTTGATCCCAGAAGAACCCCGAGACTCGCCGTCGAATGGACGTGATCGGAACGGGCAAGGGTACTGGCACTGCCTGATGCAGCAGTGGCACCGCCCGTCACCGCTCCCGGCGTGCCGAACGCCTCGCGGCTATGCCTGTGATCAGACCGGGCAACCGTCGTCGCCGTGCCTGCGGACGCCGTGTCCGCAACCGCGGATGCGCCTGGCGTACCGAACGCTTCGCGGCCATGCACGTGATCAGATCGCGCCGCCGTCGTCGCGGTGCCTGCGGCGGCACTGTCACCAACCGCTGACGACCCGGCAGTCGCAAACGCCGGTGCGTTGACGGTGACGGCACCCGTGGCACCGGACACGCTGACGTTCGTCCCCGCAACGATGGATGTGACGCCACTGTTGCTGACCGTGAGCGTCGTCGTCCCACTGATCCCGATCCCGGTGCCAGCCGCAAGACTGGCGGACACGGTCGGCGTCGTCGTGCCCGAGACCGTGATTCCGTTCCCCGCGGTCAGCGATTGCACGCCGGTTGCACTGACCGTGAGCGCTGTGGTGCCTGACACGCTGATGCCGGTGCCTGCGCTCACGGAGTTGACGCCGGTGGCACTCACGGTGATCGATGTGGTACCGGACCCGGACACGCTGATCCCGGTCCCGCCGGTTACGGTCGGTGCGGTCAGCGTCACGTCACCAGTGGACGCGGACACCGTCAGCCCGGAACCAGTCAGGCTCCGCACGCCGGTATTGGTGATCGTCAGGTCCGAGGTGCCCGTGACGGACAGGCCGGATGATGCGGTGACGCTGTTGATCGCGCCGGAACCGCCGGACCCGGACCCGCCGGACCCGGACCCGGGTATCCCTGGCGGCCCCATCAATCCACGCGGCCCGCGCTCCCCGCGCTCCCCGCGATCCCCCTTGGGTCCCGGCACCGGTGCGGTCGCTTCAAGCACGTCGACGCGGTCGAGCACCTCGGCCAGCGTCCCATCCTGCCTTGCATCGACCGCCTCGTTCACGGTCAGCCGTTGCGCGATGCGGACCAGTTCCTGCGCCTGTGCAGCCGTCAGTTCCCGCGTCTCGCCGTGCGCCGCATCAATCGCGCTCGTGACCGCCTGCACCGTCCCGAGGTCGGCGCGTAGTCCGTCTATCAAGCCGTCCTGACGCGCCTCGGACCCGTCGTGTTCGGTCAACCGTGACGCGATCGCGTCGAGCGCCGCCTTGCGCTGCTCCTCGACATCGTCGATTCGTGCCTGGACGGCACGCATCCGCCGTCCGGTCTCGCGTGCAAGGATGTGCGTCGCCGCTTCCGCGCGGCTGGTTCCTTCGCTCATCGTTCGTCTCCGAGGCTCGCCCGGATCGACGACGCGATACCGGGGACATCGAGAGCGTCGTACGCCATGCCAAGGATGGCTAGCGCGTCGCCCTCGTGGGAGGCAGGCAGCGCCCGCCCTTCGGTTTGCATTGGCCCGTCGAGTTCCGCCACGCGCGCCTTCGCCCAGCGTTGCGCGCGTTCGGACTGTCCACGGGTCCCGCCGCCCCACAACGCGTGTGCAACGACGCCGGGTGACGGGTAGTCCGGATTGTCCGGCGATGCGGCCGGTGCGTCGAGGTCGACCATGTGGCGCGCGAACCACGCCGCCATCCGGCGGACCTTGGCGTCGCTGCACGATCCCGCGCTGAGTTGTCGCGCCTCGCGGACCGTCTGCGCGGTGACACCCTCACCCGCCAGGCCATCCTCGTACCACGCAAGACCACGCCGGACGTTCGCGCGCATCCATTCGGGCACCTCGATGGCGCGCTCCTCGATGTCCCACGCCTCGCCGTCTTCGAGCATCCGGGTGGACACTTCGCGGATGATGGCGCGCGCACTGGCGCTCGGTTGCGCCGGTGTCGATGCGACCACGTCCGTCGGCGTCGCGCCCATCGTGCCGAAGTTCAAGGGCTGTATCAGGCTATCGCCGTCCGTGCCGACGCCGTTGAGGTTCTCGAACGCCCTTATCTCGTTGACGGACAGCCAGCCCCACTGGCGACCGACCGCGTACGCGTCGTACCGGGACTTGATATCCCCGCGCAACAGCGCGTCGACGCTGTGCTCGATGTACAACCCTTGCCGCTCGGATGGGTAGAGCAGCGTATTGAACGACTGCTCCAGGCGAACGCACCACGGGCGGATCGTGTGCACCACGAACTCGATGGATTGGTGCTCGATGTTCGAGTACGTCGCGCGTTGAAGGTCGCCCATCAGGTGCAACGGCACCCGGAATATGCGCGCGATCTCCTCGATGCTGAACCGGCGCTGTTCGACGAACTGGGCATCCTGAAGCGGCATTCCCATCGACTGCCACTCGATCCCCTCTTCGAGAACTGCGACGCGGTGCGCGTTGTCCAATCCGCGGTGTGCGGATTCCCACGACTGCTTGAGCCGTACCGCTGCGTCGTTGGACAGCCGCCCCGCGACTTTCAGGACGCCGCCGGGCCGTCCGTTGTTGCCAAAAAAGCGGCCGGCAAACTCGCGCTCCGCCTGTTCCAACCCGACCGCGTCACGATGCACCGCAATCGGCGACAAGCCCATCAGGCCATCACTCGACAGGCCACGGATGTGCAAAATATCGTCAGCCGCGTAGACGCGCTGTCCGCCGTCGTGCGTCTGGACGACGTAGACGAGGTTCGGCACCGGGTCCGCCTCGGTTGCAACGTCGACCTTGACGGTGACGCGGTCCGGCCGGATCGGCCACAGTGCGCGTGGTCGGCCGGACGGCCACCGGTCAATCCATGTGTACGCGTTGCCCCAGAGGAGTAGGCTCGCGAGTTGCTGTTCGCGGTACTCGACCGCGGTCTGCCTTGGGTTCGGCCGGTCGTGCAGGATCGGGTACAGCGGATGTTCCGTGGCGATGGCGCGACCGTCCGTGCCACGCTGATACACCCGGAGCGGCAGGGTGGCGATGCTCTCGCTGATGATCCGGACCGCTGCCCAGACCGCAGTGCTGCCAACCGCCGTGGTCGGTGTCACCGCCCGGCCAGTCGTGTTCGCAGACCCCGCCATCGCCTGGGCAAGGTGCGGCCACCAGTAGTTGCGATTCTCGCCGGACCCGAACAGCGCACGTCCGATAACGCTCATCGTTGTTGCCTCCGTGACGCGCCGAGTGCGCCGATCCATAACAGGATACCGATCAGGCCAAGGATCACGAGCGCTGCCGGAACGGACCATAGGCCGACCCCGGTAACCAACAATATCACCCCGATGATCCCGACCGCGTCGATGATCAGCGAACTCCACTCGTCACTCATAGCACAAGCATCCCCCGCTCCTCGTACACCGACGCACCCGCACCCGCGTTTCGTGACGCGCGGTCGATGCCCATGATCAGCGCCACGATCCCGTCGATGCGCTGCCTGGCCTTGTGCTTCGCAGGCCGGACGTTCCCCGCCGCGTCGCTGATCACCACGAGGTTGTCTGCCTGCCAACGCAGGATCGGATGGTTGGCGTGGCGTAGTTTCCGCCCGAGCGTCAGTTGCAACAGCGCACTCGTGGGCGCTGCCATCGACGCCATCCCTTGCGACATCGGTGCCATGTCGATCCCGTCCGCGACCAACTCCTGCACCAGTTGCGTGGCTGCCCACCGGTCGTAGGATATTCCACCAATCACGTACCGTCGCGCCAGTGCGTTGACCTCGGCGCGGACATGCGCGTAATCGACCACGTTCCCCGGGGTCAGCGTCAGCAATCCCTGCCTCGCCCACACGTCGTACGGCACGCGATCCCGTTCGGACCGGCGCTTGATGTCGTCACCAGGCAACCAGAACCTCGGGACCACGTCGTACCGCCCGTCGCCACGGGGAAACACGAGCACCAGCGCCGTCATGTCCGTCGTGGCCGACAGGTCCAGTCCGCCGTAGCAGACCTCGCCGTCCAGTTCCGCTTCGAGGTCGGCAAACGTCACGCCACCGGCGCAGTCGGACCATGCCTCCATCGGCAGGTAGCGCGTTTCCTGATTGACCCACTGGCACAGGTGCAAGCGCCTGAACGCGCTTTCGTACGCCGGGACGGCCTTGGCGCGCGCGCATTCGCCTGCGAGGTATTCCTCGCTGACGGTGTGCCCGAGCGACGGGTTTGCCTTGCGCCAGACCACGGGATCATCCCACGGCTCGTCAGGTTCGGCCCCGTAGAGCACCGGCAAAAACGACGGGTCGTCCACGACGCCGTCACGGACGCGTTCAGCGTACTCGTGCAACTGTCCACCGAGGCTGTTGCTTTCGAAGCCCGCGGTCGTGATCCCGATCATGAGCGGCTGGCGACGCGCACCCGTCGAGGTCGACAGGACGTCCCACAGTTCCCGTGACGGCCACGCGTGCACCTCGTCCGCGATCACGCACGATGCATTGAAGCCGTGCGACCCGCCCGCGTCGGATGCGATCACGCGCAGGACGGATGATGTCGCACCGTAGAGGATGCGACGCGTCGATGGCACCACCTTCAGGAGTTTCTTCAGGTGCGGTTCCTGCGCCACCATCTC